ACTCCATTCTATGCAAGAACCATGCCACCCCCGTCGCCTGCTGATGAAATACTGAATTATTTGATAATAGGGGGGGTATGTTCGAATTTAGTTTGTGTTTCGTGGTTAGGGTTTGCTCTGCCGAGCATCTAAAAATACCGCCCCACCGTAACTCTATTATTCACAACATAATAACTTCATCTCAACGTAACAAAACTATTTACAAATGCAAATTTATGCTGTAGAGTTCTTAAGAGTTCAACGTAACAAGGGTTTTGAGATGTTTGGTTTTAAAATGAGCTGGTACGATTTCAAAAATTACCAGTTTGTGTATGATGATAAGGTTTATTTGTTATGCAAGCTGAAAGGGAACTGGGGCAGGCCACCAATTAAACACAAAATTTTGCTCCTGCTCAACATCCACAGAGGGCGATTTGTAAGCAGAAGAGATCTTCTTGAATTTATATATGAGGATCAGGATATGGATAAGTGGGTAGAAGATCAAGATGGTGTTTTGAGCGTTATGGTGCATAGCATAAGAGAGATCCTTCCTGATGGGGTTACTATTGAGAGCTGGGACAGAGTTGGGTATAGGTTAGTAATAGAAACAGAAAATCAAAGGATTTGAGATGACCACACCTAAAGATGAGAAGCGTATCCGCGTCACAGTTAAATGCCAGGACGAAGCAAAGTTGAAGCTTCTCTGTCTCGAATTGTTACATGAAGCAAGGGCGCACAAGGGCGCAGACCTGAAATTTTACTTTTGGCAACAAGCTTACCACATAGTTATGGGGAAAACCGCCCCAATCATTTGTGTAGACCCTCCCCTCTCTATAACGCGGGAACATAGACTAGGGATCCCGTCCCGTATAGAATACCCTGAACAGAGCAAATGGGGTTTTTCAGAATGGTCTGACGCATTATTTGTAGCGTGCTGTGTGGGTATCATCGGAGGAGGAATTTTTGTTATATTAGGAGGTTGACAAACAACAATATAAAGCTTACGATGAGCGTAATGTAAACAGAACTTCAAGAAAGAAATATTGTGAAAACCTTTATCTATATAACACTGTGCTTTATTATTGCCGCCCAATATTCTTTTTCTGCGGAAGTATCTGACCCTATCCCAGATGAGCCCATCGTGAAGCAAAGGGATTTTACGGGGATGATTATCCCTATTAAAGTCATAATCCACCCATCTGACGAACATTTAAATAAGGCATATAATGTCTTTTATGGGGTTCAGTACGAGCCACTTATATGGGGGTGGTATGGCATACGGAAAGGTGTTTGTGAGATCCACGTAATAGAGCTTAAAAGTGTCAATAATGATCCTAGAATGCAAGCCTGGGGTCATGAGCTGGCACACTGTCTGTACGGGCTTTACCACAAATAATTGACCCCTTACAAAACTTGGCTTATACTTTCTATGGCCTGAACATATCAGGATAACCCCTTTACAGAAAGAAAACCGATGCCATCACATACTATAAGCGAACGTGCCAAGAAAGGCCGGAAGCCCAGACCGACAAGAACCTCACCCGGATCTAAGACCAGGAATGTAAATCCTCGGAATAAATCTGGAAGCAGCCACCGGAAAATTACAAGTCGGCGCAGCAGAAGATAGTTGTTTCGGTTCCTCAAATAACCCATAAAATTAAAACATAGAAGGATTTTAGCATGACAACTATAGCTTTTAAAAACGGTATTCTTGCGGCGGATACTTTAATATCGTCTGACACAGTTGTAGGTGAAATGACTAAAATAGCTACATGTGACGATTTTATGGGTGGGGGTTGCGGCAATGTTGTCGATGTGAGTAAGCTTCTTGACTGGATCGAAGAAGGCGCAGACCCTCAGGCTCTACCAAAATTTTCAGATAGTTTTAGGGGTATGCTGATAGACAAAAAGTACAAAATGCGTTATGTCTATAGTGAAGGAATATCCCGCCCAGTGAACGCGCCTTTCTTTGCCGTAGGTTCCGGACAGGACGTGGCTAAAGGAGCCCTTACAGCGGGGGCTACAGCGGAGGAAGCAGTACAGGCAGCCATACACATGGATCTGTGCTCTGGGGGCCAGGTAGAGACGCTGTGCTTCAAGTGAGTTGACATCCTGCCTCATATGTGGGATAAATATATGGGGTAATTATTTAAGATATAGTCTATGCTTGATGAAGTCACCGATTTTACCATTCAACAACTTACCGATCTGGGATTTTGCGGGTTCGTTATAGGTTGTCTATTTGTTGCCTTATATGCTCTTTGGAAGGCTTTACAAAAAGAGCGCAATCGATGCGAGGTTTTGGCCGATAAACTGTATGACCTATCCCGAGAAACCAACACTATGATTGAGCGGATAACAGCACGATGAGCAAGTTTTGGAGATGTCTGAAGGGGTATGATGCAGCCATTGCTGCCTGTGACGCCGTCACGAGAAAAGTAGTCGCGTTTAACGGCGTCTTGGAAGCCCACAAGATTTCCCCGAAGCAGAGTGTTGGCGACATCCAGCAACAGGCCCAGAAGGTCATAGGCCGCTGCACCACCGTCTCCCGAAAATAGAACATCTCCCCCGACTTCCTGCTTGACGTAGACTTCTACTGGGCTTACTATAGGCGTAAGCAGAGGAGATAATATGCTTAACCAGGAAAAAAAGATAGCCCAATGTCTGCATGACCTTCTGGTACTGCACGTCCAGGCGCAGGATGCCCAGGAAGAACATAGTCGCAAAGTAATAAACAATAACTACAGGACGATAGAGCTTGAGAGGGAAGAATACCGCCATATTAACGCGGAATATTACCAACCTGTTTTTAGCAAATGCAAGGCGTGGGGGTTTAAATATGCAGATCTGCTGGAGATCATACCTCCCCCATATGAGACCAATATCGTGCAGCGGCAGGAAATTTTGGAAGATCTAAGAATATTTCATAAGAAGGAGTTCAGGTAATATGACATCCCATTTTAATCTGCCAGACTGGCTCAGTCCTCAACAGAAAATTGTCCTGACGCTCTTCATAGAGCATCCTGGCCACCACGTCTCGACAGACCAATTCTGTGAGGTTCTATACGGCGAACATCGTGATAAAGGGCCTGCCCCGGCTAAACTGCGTGTGCTTATTCAGCGCTGCAGAGACATCATCGATGAGATCACAAATAACAGGGCCGAAGTGACTATCCGGCGCAACAGTGGCTGGAAGATATCGCGCAAGGATGTTCTCATACTCAAGCGTTGCCTTGCCAAGCTTTAGGCTATATGGTATTGTCAGGCTATGGAAATAGATGATGAAACAGGTTTAGTCAAGTTAGGAAAAGCTACTTCGGTGAATGGTGCTGGGGAACTTATGATAAATGCTGGCCGTTTCTCTCGGGGAGCGGTCATCGCCGCTTTTGAGATGATGGGCGGTATTGAGACCTTCGCTTTATGGGCTTTAGAAAATCAGACAGACTACTATACCAAGATGTTTGGTAAGGTAATTGGCCGGGAAGTGGAAGTCAAATCTACTGATGGCCTTGAGGATATGCTTACAGTATTGGACGCTGAACCGGAAGATATTGAGGAAGCAGAAATTGTTGAGGAGCCTGTTATCAAGACGATGTCCGAGACCCGATATAAGATGGCTATGGCGGCTGAGAAATATGCTCAAAATGAGCCAGATTAATTTTAAAAAGGACTAAGATATGGCCACCGTAAATCTAAGAAACTTTTCTTTGGGGGGAATTACAGGGGTGACTTTGACTGCTAATGTTGCAGGCACAGCAAGGATAGCTCTTCCCGACGAGGACGCTCCAGATATTATGATCGTTAACGAAGGTACGGTCACAGTATTTGTGCGTACGGGGGACATTGCTGTCGTGGCAGACGCCAACGCTATGGCTATACTGCCCGGAGAGAAAGGGGTATATTGTAGGGGCCTGCGGGAGATCCCGATAACCCATATTGCCGCACATGTGGCGGTGGCCACCCAAGACGTTACAGTTTTTCAGGGAAGTGGGGCATAAAATGGGATCGAAATGGCTTAGAACCTTTAGGGGTGACGAAAGTACCCTATCGACAAATAACATAGATACATTTTTGGCGACAGATGCACGGTTCTTTGGTGAGTTAGGCGTTCCAAACGATCAAACTGGATGGGCGGACACGGCAGTTGCCCCGGCCACAATTACGATAGATACTCAGCTTGTTTTTAAGGAAACCAGAGATGTTGTCAAGCATTTTGACGATGGGGCAAGCAGCACTAACTCGATCTTTGTCTTAAGCGCACAAAACTGGATAGACATCAATGCTTTTGGTGCGTCGTATGGGGGGACCTCACGGCTAGATACAGTCGATGGCGCAAATGGGTTTTTTAGTGGGCTACAAGCAAATGCAGCAGAAAACCCGCTGGCAACAGGCAATCGCAGGTACGGCATTAACTTTGCAGATGATGGTGGAGGCTTTCTACGCGCAACTCCCCCAGGGGCCGCCGCTGTTGTGATGGATGGGACATTAGGTAACCCGAAGATATTGTTTGACGAATGGTTTAAGTGGGAGGTTATTGTCCCTGCGGGCCTAGGAGCCGCTGAATTTTTTGTCAACGACATTCTGACGACTTTAACCCCTGGGTTTGACGTCAATTCCGGGGGTCTAGGCACTCACGCGACAGTAGCTAGTGGCTCATCCGCTGGCGTTGATAGAGTTGCATACCACAGCGATTTTGGCGTGACGATTTATGAAGATGCCGCTACGAAAACCTTTTCCGTCACAGCTATGCAGAGCACCGTAGCCCACATGACCATGCCGCCGGGACGCAGGGACTACATTATAACGGTACCGGACGGGAACCCGCGAAAAGTGGGGGATATACTGTCTTTCACAAGGCGAAATGTGGGGGGCACAGTAACCCTGAAGGCGCAAAACACCGCCGCCCCCCAGGCCCTGTTTGGTGGCCTAAATGAGGTAACGAGGACTATACTCTCCGCAGGAGACGTAACCTTGGTTAACACCCTGGAAAACGGTAACGTCTATGATGCCGGAATACCCCCCGTTGTGCCAGATAAGGTCACCCCCTTGTTTGTATCTACAGCAGATGCGACGGTCGGCAACACCACTGTGGCGACCACCTTAGTCGGGACAGGCAAAGGTAGCCTGACCGCGAGGGCCGACAAGGTTGCTGTTGGAGACTGTTTCAGCTTCCGGGCCGGGGGAGTATTCTCTGCGGCGGCGAACCCTACACTCCGGCTGAGGCTGAAGTTTGGGACGTTGGTCGTAGGAGACAGCGGTGCCGTAGTCATCAGCAATGTCACAAACGCCCATTGGGTACTCGAAGGGACGGCCACTATTCGCTCTATTGGGGCGACAGGGACCATTATGGTAGAAGGATCGTTTCTTACATCTGCTGGCGACCATTTCGAGTTTGTCTTTCTGGTACCCACAACAATTAATACCACGCAGAACAACAATTTAGATATAACTGCCGAATGGGGTACAGCCGCCGTGGGCAACACGATAACTGCGCAGAACGTGTTTCTCATGCAGGCATTATCACCTTAAAGGGCCTTATAAGTGGAAGACAAGAAAAAGCAGAAATTAGCAGTACTCCGGGGCTTCAGAAAAAGCCTGAGCAAATTTTCTGTGGCTTGCCTTAAGATCAAAACAAAGGCCAGCGAGACTGCTCCCGCACGCATCATACCGTTTAAACTCAATACCGCCCAAAAATATATCCATAAACGTCTTGAAAAACAACTCAGAGAAACGGGAAAGGTCCGTGCTCTGCTTCTCAAAGGCAGGCAGCAGGGAGCGTCCACATACATCTCGGCGAGGTATTACCATAAGGCTTCTCTCTGGTCAGCAGTCAATGTCTATATCCTGACCCATGAGCAAAAGGCTTCAGACAGTCTCTTTAGCATGGTTGACAGATACCACGAACATAACCCTATTGCCCCGTCCGTCAGTATCAACAACGCCAAGGAGATGATCTTCAATATCCTCGATGGAAGTTACACCGTAGCCACCGCAGGGCAGAAAGCAGGGGGTCGCTCAAGGACCTCCACGCTCTTCCATGGCTCTGAAGTGGCTTTCTGGACCAATGCAGCGGATCACTTCGCTTCAAGCGTTCAAACTATCCCAGATGCCCGTGGGACAGAGATTATCCTGGAGACCACCGCCAACGGCCCATATGGGGAGTTTTACGAACGCTGGCAGGACGCAGAGGTAGGCATAGGGGACTATATCCCTATTTTTGTCCCTTGGTACTGGCAGGAGGAATATTACCGCGAGCCAGAGCCTGGCTTCAAGCTGGATGACACCCCTATCCAGGGGCAGCTATCCGAGGCAGAATATGCAGAGATGTTTGATCTGAATTTGGGCCAGATGTGTTGGATGCGGTATAAGAAGCATGAACTCAAACAGGTTGGTCTTTTCGATCAGGAATACCCAGCTACTGCGCAAATGGCTTTCGTCAACTCCAACTCTGATAGCTACATTGAACCATTGTCAGTTCTCAAGGCGCGTAAGCGGAAAGATATAGAAGGTGGCGGCCCTCTAATCATGGGCGCAGATCCTGCAGGACCAGGAGGAGATCGTTTTTCTATCGCCGGACGCCGGGGACACGCCATGACATTCCTTAAGTGGCGCAATAAGATCGGTACGGCAGACGCCTATCATTGGTGTAAAGACGTTATTTTGGAGCATAAGCCCGCCCGCTTTTATGTGGATGCCGGAGGTATCGGCGCAGCGGTCCTGAGCTTGCTCCGTGGTGACGAGGACATTCCCAAGGGCATAGTGCGTGGGGTCAACTTCGGTGCTCGCTCTCAAGCCAAAATGGCTAAACCAGAAGCTCCGGGCCCTAAGAACCGCAGGGCGGAGATGTGGAAGCGTTCAAAAGACTGGCTGGAGGATCCGGATGAGCCTGTATCTATTTTTGATATAGATAAGCTCCAGGCTGATGCCACAGCTCCGAGATTGAAAAAGAACTTGACAAATGATATACTCCTTGAAAGCAAGGAAGACATGAGAGCGCGAGGAGTACGTTCTCCTGATTTATGGGACAGCTTTGCATTGACTTTTGCGTCAAATGTTCTCATAAAAACCTGGGATGAGCCTACTAGCCCTGTAGCGTATGGGAACCCAGATAAGCCAGCTAGGCCCCGAGGAATTGTCCTGGTGTCTGATATGCCAACAAGCAGTAATGGATGGATGTGCTAATGAGTAAACATACCGGTAACAGAAAAAAGAAAAAAACCACTGCAAAGGACGACTTTCGCAAAGCCTTTAAGGATGTAAAACTCCCTGACGATTTTGCGACAGAACAAGAATTTCTAAAGCACGCGACAAAAACTTTTGATGCTGACTTATCTGGGTTCCCATACGCTACAGGGCTAGTAGGCTCATCCCAGGTTTTTATGAGAACA